CGACAACACCACTGCGCTGGCCCGCGAAGCGGGGGAACTCACAGGCTTCTCTCCGATCAAGATGGAGTACCTGATCCGTGGCTACACGGGTGGCATGGGCATGGCGTTGCTGGGTGCGCTGAGCGCTCCGTTCGGCAGTGAGGGCCCTGAGGCCGCAACCAAGCGGGCATCAGATCTCCCGGTGGTAGGTACGCTCTTCCAGCCCAAGGATGCCAGCGGCATCATCGACGCTACCTACGATCGGATGAAGCAGGTCAACCAAGTCAAGGATACCTACGAGGGTCTGCTGAACAAGGGTCGTCAGGCTGACGCTGAAAAGTACCTCAAAGAGAACATCGATGAGATGGCGCTGGCGTCAGTGGCGGGCAGCTTCAAGCAGTACATGGGGCAGATCACCGAGTACGAGCGGCAGATCCGTGCATCAAACCTGACGCCCGAGAAGAAGCGCGAAGCGCTGGATCAGGCCCGCCAAGCCAAGATCCAACTGGCTACTTCTGTACGAGCGGCAGCCGATAGAAAAGCACCCCAAGCCGCCCTTGCCTGATACCGAACTGGGCCCGGGCATCCTTGATGCGAAGCGGGACTGCAGCCAGCAGTCCCGCCTGTCGCACGGCCTCTAGGTCAAGCGCAGGGACGAAGAACCCCTGGCCCTTCTCAAGCCGGTTCCACGGATAGTGCCGCAGCATTGTGAGGGTCTTCTTCTAACGGTCGGCCTATGCAGATCGTGCGCACGCGCATCTGAGGGCCCCGGGTCTTCGCCATCATGTCCTTGCGCTCGAAGCCGACCGTGTACCCAGGCATGGCCTGCACCTGCTTCTTGAACGCGTCGTACCCGAAGGACAGCGCCACGCAGTGCGCCTTGAGGATCTGCTCCTCGATGAAGTACTCCACGTAGTTCTTCTTGTTGATGCCGTGCTCCACGCGGCCCATGACCTTGCTGCGTGTGACCGTCTGGTCGATCTCCTGCCCTGAACCGAGCGCTGCCAACAGAGCGCCGTTGCTCTGGCGGATCACCACGAACTGACCGTAGTTCTCCCGGGTGAAGGCGTTCAGCACATCCTCTGCTGTGCGCCCACCAGCCTTGATCACCTTGCGTGCCTTCTCCACCAAGCCCTTGAGGAACTCGATGATCTTGTCGATCGGCAGGTCGATGACGTTCGCGTATGTACTTGAAGCAAGAATCGCACCAGCAATGACTGCACCGCAGCCAGCGGCCCAGTAGCGCTCATCGCCGGACATCTTCCACTCGACCTTGATCTTGCGGATGCACTCCTTGGTGATGCGCTCTGCCGTCTCTTGGTTCTGCACCAGCCAGCGCACGTACACATCGCCAGCCACGCCGTGGTTGTTCACAGGGATCTTGAGGAGGTCTTCCTCCTCCGGCGTCCAGTTCAGCTTGACCTCAGGCGTCCACTCCAGCATGCGCAGCAACTCGCCCTGCGAGGTGTGCTGACGAGCGCCGGACATGTAGTCCTGCATGTGGGTGTTGGAGGTCAGGAAGACCAGCGTTGCCCACGACACGAGGTTCAGCCGCTCACGGTTGTGGTGCGCCTCGCTCTTCTCCTTGCCCTGGCCTTCCGAGGCGTCGAAGATGAAGCCCGGGAACCACTCCATGTCCTGACGAGACTTGTGCGTGATCTCGTCCGACGTGAACGGCAGGCTGTTGAGGTTACCCATGCGCTGCTGCATGGTCACAGGCGAAGTGCTCTTGCCTGTGCGGTAGCGGATCGGATGGCCCCAGACCGAGTTCAGCAAGCTCAGCGCCAACGACTTGCCCGTGCCGCTGTCGGTGGACCCGCCGTGGAACGTCAGCGCCGCCATCTGCGTGAACTTCATCAGCGGTGCACCGAACCCGATGCTGGCGATGCCCAACAGGTCGAACTGCTTCTTGCGCATGAGCATCTGTGGGAAGCGTCTCCACTCCTCCAGTGTGCCCTGCGACCGCGTGACGCGGGTGAGGTTCGCCAAGTCTGGCATCGGCACCGTGCGCGTGCTGCCGTCTTGGAAGTACACCTTGCCGTTGTAAACGAACGTGTTGTCCTCCTGCCAGCCGTACTGCGCTGGGATCTTGATGGCCTTCTTCGTGACGCTGGCGTCCTCGATGCAAGCACGGATGTACTCGAACAGATTCTTGTCGTTGCCTGCGCCGAACGAGGCGATGATGTTTTGCTGTGCTAGTGTCTTCAGGCACTCATCCTTGGACACGGTGTAGCGCTGTGCCATCAGCACGTCGATGGGAGCGCCGGGTCGGTTGGCGACCATGTGCACGGTGTGCTCACCGTCCTTGTTCAGCAGGTCTACGACGAACAGGTCGTAGGGCAGGATCATGATCTGCTGCTTGCGCTTGGTGCCGTCAGCCTCCTCCACCATACGCTCGACAAACACGCCGCCCCTGGCTCCGTAGGAGTAGCCCTTGGGTGGGATTGGGCGTGTGACTGTGACCGGTGGTGCCTCGGGATCGTCTGGGTCTGCGGGCGTGATCTCGATCTGCTTTTCGGTGTTGTCCGCAAGGATCTCGCGTCCAAGCGCCAAGGGGTTGGTGATCTTGCCGAAGTGCTTGCAGCCTTCGCAGATGCCAGGGTTCTCGCTGTCGAACTTCAGGCACGGGTACGGGCCCTTGATCTCGCGCAGCTTGGTCTGCATGCGCTCAGGCTCGTAGGGGTGCAGGCTGCTCAACCAGATCGCTGCACGCTCACCATCCGCACACTGCTTGGCCTGCGACAGCCAGCCACGCCACAGGGGCTCCATCCCGTCATCAGCGGCGCGCTCAACGAAGTGCGCAAGCTGTGCACAACCATCGCCTGCTGCTGTGCGCTGCATGATCAGCTTGAACTTGGTGACGCTGTTCTCGACGAGCTTGACGCTGCTGGCGACGGGTGCCTCGACGCGCTTGCCTGGGATGTCGAGCGGTGCGCGAGACGGTGCCGGCGCACTGACACTGGTCGGCCCCAGCGCGGCAGTGATGGCCTCAGCGAAGTCCTCGAAGCTGCACGGGGTGCCCTCGGTCATGATCTTGACCGAGCGTGGGGTGGCGTACTTCTTCTTGAAGTTGAGCGTGCCTGGGATGCGCAACACGCGGGCCGCGTCGGCGGTGACCGTCATGTCGATAGCCAGCGACTGCTGCTTGCACAGGCGCTTGAACGCCTCAGCCACAGGCTTCCAGATGCCCACCGTCACAGGCTTGTCGAACGCCCAGTAGCAGTGCAGCCCGCCGCCTGAGGCGACGATGTAGGGCGTAGCTAGCGCGTCCAGCCCCGTGGTCTCAAGGAAGCCACCCAGCGCTTGTGCAGCGTCTTTCTTTGTCGCGTACCCATCCATGTCGATGAACATGGAGCGCATGTACTCGGCGTTGTCTGCCGTGCGCTTGCCCGACTCCTCGAACGTCGCCAGCGCGAAGTAGATGTCCTTGCTCTGTGTCAGCCATTGGTCCGCATGTCGCTGTACCTCCTTCAAATCCTCGACGAAAACGTGCTGCTTCTTCTTGGAAGAAAGCTCTGCTGCGCAGTAGTACCCGAAACCGGGTGGCGGAAGCACAGCCGCTAGAAACTCAAGCGGTTCCATGAAGCTCCCGGAGGTTACTTGTCGGTGGTAGCGGCTATGCTGTCAAGGTAGGCTTGACGTTCGTCGAGCAGCGTCTCCAATTTACTGATCAGCGCTTCACACCAGTCCTTGGGCAAGCCGTTGTCGTTCTTGAGGTAGGCATACCGGACCAGTTCCTCTGGCGTCAGGCTTGAAGGTTGAATTCCTTGCATATTTGCACCCATGCGGTTTCTGCGTTCTTGGCGGCTCTGAAGACTTCGATCAGGCGCTCGACGCGTGGTTGATATGGATTGAGAACATCGCCGCCCAGCATCCAGTTGTAGACGGTCTGGCGTGATGCCCCAGTGGCTTTGGCTATGCGCAAGACGCTGAAGTCCAGGCTCACAGCAAGACGCCCGAGCGTGTTGCCCAGGCTCTTGGGAGCGTTCTTCACCGCCAGCACGGTTTTAACGGAGTAGGTCATGGTGTTAAGAGGGGGCCGAAGCCCCCATCAAAGTCACTCATCATCCCAATCAGCCGCAAGCTTGGCAAGAGACGACTTGGGTGCAGCGGGTGCAGCCTTCTCTTCCTTGCGCACGGTCGGCTCGACGGTCTCCTCAGCCTCTTCCACAGGCTCAGCCTTGGCCTTGGGAGGACGGCCACGCCGGGGTGCAGGCGGCGGTGCCTCTTCCTCTTCTTCCACTGCAGGCGCAGGCGCGGGTGCTGGTGCGGGCGCAGCAGCCTTGGGCGTGGGCTTGGTGCCCTCCAGCTTCATCGGCTCGACCTTGTCGGTCTGCGCCACGGTCATGGTGATCGCACGCTTGGCGTCCTCGCTCTGACCCTGCTCCGCAGCCGAGGCGTACTCATCCTCGCTCAGCCAGCGCATCGGCTTGAAGTGCAGCTTGGGCGCTTCGCTCTTGGTGTCGAACTTCATGCGCGTGACCAGGGTCTCAGGAGAGACGCCCTGCGCAGCCAGATACCGGGCGTACGCTTGCAGCGGACGGTTGTCGCCTTCCTCCTTGCCGAAGATGGACGTGGCAGGCAACTGAAGCTGCATGACATCGCCGTCCACATCGTTCGCCAACACCACGGCCAGACGCTGGCTGTAGCGGCAGGCACGGCTCTCGCCATTACCGGAGCCCTTCACGTTCTGCGGGCACGAGGCGCAGTTGGTGGCCTGGGGGTTGGCTGCGCTGGCATCGGGCTTCTCGCCGTCTGCGCTCCAGCAGTCAGGGCCGCTAGGTGCGTCACCGTCGTACGCCTTCATGTAGAACGTGCGCCCGATCTTGGGAGCAGCGTTGACGATGACCACGTCGAGGAAGCGCTCGTCGATGGCGGCAACTTCCTTGCCCTCCACCATCAGGCGGAACACGCCGCCCTTGATCGAGATGCGCTTACCGCCGCCACCACCGGCACCCCCTGCGAGGGACTTGGCGAGGGCAGACAGTTCGCCCTTCTTGGCGAACGCGGGAACGGCAGAGCCGCTGAACAAAGCGATATTGCTCATCTAGGGTAACTCCTTACTTGGTTGATGGCTTGCGAACAGAGATCTCGAACTCGGTGTCCGAGTTCAAACCTGGGGGGATGGCTCCAGGGTTTTCTTCCAAGAACAGCTTCATGTTGGACTGGGCAATGCGCTTCTCCAGCAGGTCGAGCGCGTCGTGTTCCACCATGAACTTCTTGAAGCTGTCCCAGTCGTTGGTGTAGTACCGGGTCTTCTCCATCAGCGAGACGGTGCCGTGGTCGGTGCGCAGGGACTTGACCCCTGTGCCCCGCATGCGGTCCTTGATCTCGTTCTTGACGGACTGTTGCTGCTCCTTGATCGACTCGATCTGAGCGTCAAGGTCTTGGATGGCTGAGCGCATCTTCATGTAGATGCGGACCAGCTTGTCTACGGGCAATTCGTCTTCCATGCTTTCTCCTTTGTTTGAGTTGGTGTCCAACACTGTACATTGTCAAACTGGCTTCGGCAACCCCCTTCCTGCAATTTCTTCTTCGAACAACTTGACCAGCAGGGCGTTGTCGTCCACCTTGCTGGACAGGGCCTTGAACATGCGCTTCTCGACCGGCGACCCCTCGATGTGGATCACGGTGACCTTGTCGGAGTTCTGCCCTTTGCGGTCGGCCCGGGCGATGCACTGCACGTACTGCTCCACGCTCATCAGCGGGCCGTAGAAGATCACGGTGTCCGCAGCAGTCAGCGTGATGCCATGTGCTGTGGCCTGGGGCTGCATGACCAGCACCCTCGGGTTGGGCTGCGTCTGGAAGCGCTTGATGATGTCGCCTCGCTTGGTCGCCGTGACCCCGCCGTGGATCTCCTCGCAGGCCACACCGTTCTTGGTGAGGAAGGCGCTGATGGTGCTGATGGCAGCGCGGAAGAGCGCGAACACGATGACCTTGCGGTCTGTCTGCTCCAGCGCTTCGAGCAGGACGTTCAGCCTTGGCGTGGCATCGAACTCGACCACCTCTTGGTTGTCGGTGTAGGACACCCCGGTGCTGATCTGCAGGAGCTTGTTGAGCACGCCCGCTGCGTTCACCGCAGTGATCGTCTCGCCCGCAGCCATCGCCACCATCTGATCTCGCAGCAGGTTGTAGTACTTGGCCTGCTGTGGGGTGAGCGGCACCTCACGCGTGGTTGTGAGCACAGGCGGCAGGTCCAGGCACTGCGCCTTGGTGAAGCGTATGGCGGGCTGCAGCGCAGCGTAGACCCGGTCAGCGGCGTCGGGCTTGGGGGCCCACTTGAACATGGTGATCTTCTGCATCACCTGATCGCGCCACGCCGTGTAGAACTTGGGCACGTTGGTCGGGTTGACCAGCCGAGCAAGGCCGTACGCATCCACAGGAGACTGTGCAGCGGGCGTGCCCGTCATCATCCACAGGTACGTCTCGGGCTTGATGATCGAGTTCAGCGCCTTCCACCGCCGGGTCTGCGGGTTCTTGTACGCGTTGGCTTCGTCCACGATGACGAGGTCGAAGCGCCCGTCGTTGTTGACCTCATTGGCGATGAGGTTCAGGCCCTCGTAGTTCGTGATGACGAACTCGTAGTCCTCCTGTATCAACTCGATGCGCCGCGCAGCCTGTGCGTGGTGGGCCACCACTGCGCTCCTGTGAATGACGGAGTTGCCCAGGTCCTGCATCCACGCGCTGTGCATGATCGACAGGGGGCACAGGATCAGGCACCGCCTGACCTCACCGCGCTTCATCAGGTAGTCAGCCGCCCACAGGGCCGACAGTGTCTTGCCCGTGCCGGGTTCTGACAGCACGAACGCACGCCGGTTGAGCGTGAGGAAGGAGGAGGTCTCCTTCTGGTGGTCCATCGGGCGGTAGCGCCCAGGCCACTCATACCTCCCCTGAATGGGGGAAGGGACGTTCTTCACGCCCAGGTTGCGCAGCACACGAGACTCATCAAGTCCCCAAAACACGGCGACTTGATAGCCACCCTCGATGGGCAGCACCTTGTGCTTGGGGATGATGCTGTAGCGGTGCGGGTGTCGGGTGTTGAAGAGCAGTATGCGGTTGTCGATGATCTCCACTTGCTTTCTCCGTTGTTTTACTTGCCGTTGTCCGCTTGGTTTGCTTTGCGGCTTCTGAGGCGCGTGTTCCCCGGGGTACTCTTGCCACCCTTGCGCAGCGGTGTGACGTGGTCGATGTCCTTGCCTGCGCGGTCCACACCGGCCTTGTCGTAGGCCCTGCGTGCGCGTTGGCGCTCGATCTGATCGGTCGTCTCTCCGGTAGCCTTCTGCAGCTTGTACGCGTGCTTGTAGTCACGCTTGCCGTTGACTTGAGTCATATCAACTCCTCTTGGTATTAAAGGTACAGTCTTTGACGGGGCACCATCCGCACAGCGGGCTCTGTGAGGGGTTCCACACGTCGAACTCGTGCGCTGCCTCAAGCTTGGCAACGCGCTCCCGGTAGTCCCACCACGCAGCCTCTGCGTCTTCGTAGGACATCTTGTGCTTGACCATGCTGCCCTTGACGATGAAGAACAACGCCGAGGACACCGACCGGATGTGGGGGAAGTGAGCGAATACCATCAGGGACATCAGCGTTAGCTGGTCCCTGTCTGGATACTTGTCGTTGCCCGTCTTCCAGTCGATGACTCTCGCCGTCAGGTTGTCGTCATCCACGATGAGCAGGTCCGCGATGCCGCGCACCCACCTGTCGTCAGAGCCGAACGCGCAGGGCCGCAGGTCCTTGGTCAGCGCCATCTCATGCTCGAACAGCTTCCTCCCAGGCTTGGCGAGAAGCGCGTCCACCACAGGCTGGAAGATCACGAACTCTGGCGGCAGCGGTGTGCCGTCACGCCCGTAGTCCTCGATGGCCTTGTGCACATCCTTGCCGTAGATGGTGTGCTTGGTGTCTGTGAACGGAAACCGCTTCAGCACCTTGACCTCGTGGTAGCGCTTGGCGCACCCCTCGAAGTCCTTGAGCGCACTGTGTGACCAAGTGACCGGCTTACCCATTACAACTCCGCTGTGTTGACGATCTCGTTGAGGCGGTTGGCAAAGCGTGTGACGAACTTCTCGTTGTTCCACAGCCTGTGGTTCATGTCGTGCAGGATGGCGTGAGTGACCTCATGCCAGAAGGTGTCGGACACCTCCTCTGTCTTGAACGACCGGCCTGTCAGGTTGCTCTGCGTGGCGATGGTGACTACACGCTTGGCGTGGTCCACCTCACCCATGTGCCCGCGACCGGGCATCGTGTCCACCATACGCACGGTGAACGTGCGGTTACTGAGCTTGAAGCTCTTGGGGGTTTGCAAATGCTTTCTCCTTTTCTTCGAGTAGTGCAAGCGTGGCTTGCAGGATGCGAGTCTCAACACCCAGGTGAGTGGTGAGTTCACGCGCTTGTCCATACTTGTGCTCAAGGCACAAGTCGTGGATTGCTTTTGCCATGCGCTCAATCTCCATGAGCGGCATGGCGTAGTCGGTAACGGTAGCGATCATCATCCCTTTGCCAGTCCATATCGTCGGTTAGCGCCGCCGTCTGCAGCCAGGGGAATCCCCGGCATGTAGCTCGGCTGCACGGTCATGCAGGCCAGAAGGTAGTCTTTGGCCTC